GTTCCCTGAGCAAGTAGTCCAGCTGTTAAGCCAATAGTAACTCTCGTAGTGTCACCATCTTTATGGCTCTGCATTCCGGCAGTGAATGTGTTAAGGGCTGTGAAGTTATTTGCGCCAGATGTGTATACGTTTCCGCCACCCGGTGCGCCGTCGATACCGTCAGTACCGTCAGTACCGTCTTCTCCTGCAGGTCCAGTAGGACCCGGTACGACACTGTCAGCTCCATCAGCTCCATTGTCGCCAGTAATACCTTGGATACCCTGTATGCCTTGTTCTCCATCAATGCCCTGAATACCCTGAGGTCCAGCAACAATGCTGTCTGCGCCAGTGTCTCCAGTGATACCTTGATCACCCTGTGGACCAGTGTCTCCAATGACACCCTGTATACCTTGGTCTCCCTGTGGGCCAGCAACAACGCTGTCTGCGCCAGTGTCTCCAGTGATACCTTGATCACCCTGTGGACCAGTAGGGCCGGGAACTACACTATCAGCTCCTGTATCTCCAATGACACCTTGGATACCTTGGATACCTTGGATACCTTGATCACCAGCAGGACCGGGAACTACACTATCAGCTCCTGTATCTCCAGTGTCGCCTTGGATACCTTGATCACCTTGTGGACCAGTAGGACCGGGAACTACACTATCAGCTCCTGTATCTCCAGTGATACCCTGTATACCCTGAGGTCCAGCGTCTCCAATGGGACCTACCACTGTACTATCAGCTCCTGTATCTCCAGTGACACCTTGGATACCTTGTTCACCCTGTGAACCAGTAGGACCGGGAACTATGCTATCAGCTCCGTCCTCTCCTTGGATTCCCTGTACGCCCTGCGAATAGGGTAGGACTAGCCAAGCGTCAACACCGTTACCCAACTTCCAACCGTCAACTGTGAGGTCAACTCCCATCTCGCCCTGTGCTAGTACGGGATTTGCTGCCTCCCATGCTACTGTTGTATCTCTTCTTTGTTGTATTACGGTAGCCATTACGCTCCACCTCCTATGATTATTTGATCAGCCGTGAACACATCATCTGCCCGGCCCCCATCTATACTTGAGCTTGCTTCTCCTGCCTCTCCTTGGATTCCCTGAGGACCCTCTGGCCCTATTGGTCCCGGAACTGTACTATCAGCTCCGTCACTTCCGTCAGTACCATCACTGCCGTTAGATCCGGGTAGGCCGGGGAGTCCTATAAAACCTTGAGGACCTGTCTCGCCTATGGGTCCTTCGGGTCCCGGCACTATGCTATCTGCGCCGTCAGTACCATCAGTACCGTCAGTCCCATCGCTACCCGGTAGTCCGGGTAAACCTATGAAGCCCTGCTGTCCCGGTGGACCTAGAGGACCTACTGGCCCTATGTCACCTGTGTCGCCTTTGGTTCCCTCGGGACCCTCTTGTCCCTCCGGTCCCTCTGGTCCTGTATCGCCAGTCTCACCTTGTGGTCCTTCTGGCCCGACTGGTCCTGCTCCGCCACCACCACCGCCACCACCACCCGAGTGTACAAGGTTTACGTAGTCTACTGTAGCGGCGGAGCTTCCTCCACCAACCTGTATGTTATCTATAACTGTGCCGTTCATGTTCAGGCCGTTAGTTATATTAGCGTGGCCGTCTACAGTGAACTCACTAGTGATAGTGGTGTCGGCTGTATTGATCACCACAGTGTCAGGTACATCCACGGAGAAGTTGTTAGGACCGACAATGTTAATGTCGCCCGACTCTCGTAGTGCCAAGAACTGTGTAAGATCGCTGTTACGAAACTCAGCGTCTGTGGGGTTGTAGTCAGTTATCGCTCTGGGTATGGTATTCAAACCCACGATAGCGAACCCGTCCTTCTCTGAGAACCTTCTTTTCAACCAAGGTGCTGCGGCTCCTGCGTACTTGCCGCCTAAGTCTTCGTCGTTGAAGAGCCAGTGGTCGTAACCAAACTGGCTAAACATAATGACGCAGGTGTCTCCGGGTTTTATAGGCATAGTGATGGCATAACCGCCACCGCTAGCCGTGTGAACTGGCACGTCTAACAAATGTGCCCTCTCCGCTAATGCACCAAGCGCGGTGGCGCTATCGTACAAACGCTCCCCCGAGATCAGTATCGTTGCAGTCTGATTCAAGGGGAAGTATTCTACAATGCGTCCCGGCACTACTATATTAAACTCTTCGCCCATGATAGTTCCTTAACAATCTATTTTAGTTATGACAGTAGCTTGAGCTACTACCCCGTTTATTACTTGGTTGGTATCTGGTGCCGTTATAGCTTCACTCTGGTTAAAGACGCTTTCTATTATATTACCTACAGTAGGCAGACTCTCACCCGGCTGGTATGGGAATCTAGTCTCAGGGTTATTAGTAACTCCCCTGACTAAGCAACCCACTCCTGCGTGGATAAGTGTCTGACCGTACTCGTTGTCAGTCATCTCCATAGTGGAGTACAAAGCACCGTATAGCGACTTCTTTAGTTTACCCATCTCAGTGTTAAGTAGATCTTCAGCGGCTGTCTGTGCCACGTCTACTACCCCGTCTACTAGGCAATCCCCTACAGGGTTAAACCCCGATGTGATCTTACCTAAGAAGTCCTGAGTTTCACCTATAGCGTCTTGTGCTACCGCTACGCCAGATTGGTATAGCTCAGTTGCACTAGTGTGCATGTCGTACATCCAGCTACCTGTTACGGCATCCTGCCCTGTAGCTATCAAGGTGCTTGAGACAGGGTTACCCGCTGTGTCTAAGTCCTTGATGATGTAGTCTTGACCCATGTCCATAACACATTCGCTAAGACTTGCGTCTGAACAAACGTCTATTCCGGCTGCAACCATAGCTGCCACCCTGTTTTCTAACTTCGCACCAACCAAGGCCTTGAACGTCATAATCTTTGGAGCTGTTCCAGCTACCGTGGTAGAGATCTGAACCTCTTCCCCAACGATGGTAAACTCCATAGCATCCGTCATGCCTTGTACTTGCTTGGTACTAAACGATGTAAAGATTACCTTGTCGTAAGTACCAAGGTTGGTAGTCACGTTGCAGACTTCTCCTAGGTTAACGATAGACTCTAGTTCTGCGAATACAGTCTTAGAGTTATTGCTACCGTAGTTGTAATCGTTCTTAGCCCCCTCAAGGACTGTGTTGGTAATGATACCCTGTATAGTAACCTTGCGGTTCTGTCGGATAGTGTTGTTGCTGATAACGAAGCCAGTCTGTACAGGAAACTTAGTTACCTGCGAGGTGGCCCCGTGAGCTTCGGATATAACTGAGTGGAATCTTATCTCCCTAAGCTCTCCCCCGCCCTCGGGGGTGTACGATATATATGCTGGTGTTACTGTTGACATGTTACTCCCCCTGTCGTTTAAACCATGACTTGCCTACTGGTGAAGTGGCTCCTCGTTTAGGTGCTACACAGTCAGCCATAGTGTTCCATGTCCCCGTGTAGTTACTTCCTTTATGTGTTACTTCTATAACCTGAAACCTCTTGTACCCAGACACTGCGGTCTGTGCGAAGTTGTCAGCTATCTGTAGTGTTTCCGCAGGCGAACCTATCTCCGCCGTAAGCAGTTGAGTAATATCAACGACCGCAGTCGGGACGATGGAGCCGTCTAGGTTTGAGTTGATCTGCAACTGTGCGGGTGATAGCTTAGGGTTGGCTCTCATGTTGTTAGTGTCTAGGGTAATGAACTCCCTAGTTTCTAAGTCCGTAAGAGGTACTTGGTCTAGGTCTGGTAAATAGACTATCTGGATGTCTTCACCGATAGTCCAGAACTTAAAGTTATTCTCCCTACCTAGCAGCTCTAGTATCTCCAACATAGATCCATTCATTGATGATGCACCCCTTGGTGGTATGAACGTACCAAAGTCCTTTGGGAATGACTTTAGTATGAACTCTCCCGGGAACTTGGTTGCCGTCTTAATAGCCTTAAGCTGTGCGTCCAAGCTAGATGTCCTTGCTGTTGTTGCTACCTGCTGCTCTAGGTACTTTTTCTTTAGACCAGAGTACATGTACAACGTTGTTATAGTATCAGGTAGGACTTTGTGATCTATAGAGTTGCTGATATAGAAACCGTCGATGAGGACAAACTCATTGCCCCCATGCAGTCTCGTGGTTAGTGTAGCGTAGTGGTCTTGGTTACCACCGATTAGATTCCCTATGGTCTCTTCGTTAAGGTTATAGATAACTACAGAGGCTCGTGAGAACCCCTGTATCTGCTTAACGTCAAAGTCAATCCTCAGCCCAGCGGCATCCAGAATAGGAGTGCCGTCTGCGCTTTCGATTGTAAGGAATACCTCTTGGCCGAATCTTTTCATGTGACCTCCGAGGTCTACTTACTGAAGAAGTTTAGGAAGCTGGACTCTTCACCGTTGTCGTCTGTAATGACTTCGGTGCCGTCAGCGTTGTTGTTAACTGTAACGTTAACTTTGCTATTTAGCGTAGTCGCTTGTGAAGACTTGGTTGTGGGTATTCCACCTATGGCGGGATCGGGCAGGGGGTTTGTTCCCCATCCGGTACCTGCTTCAAACCTTTCTCCAATCCCGTCTGCAAGCCCACCTACGTAATTACTTACACCATCCACTGCAGCTGGTATTGCTGTAATTCCCTGAAACAAGGCCACAGGAGGTAGTGCGTTTATTATACCTCCCGTTATCTTATCCGGAATTGTAGGCTCAGGCTCTGGCCTAAACGCGGCCATAGCTGCATCAGACGTGGCAGTAGATACAGTCTCTTGGAAGTTTGTTCCAAGTGTGCTGTCAAAAGCTGTCGCAGCTACGTTAGCCGCTAGCTTTGCTATCTTGCCAAAAAAGCCATTTGGAGTTTTGTATCCTTCACTAATTTCATTCGCTGCAACCTTACCTCCCTGTGCATATGCAGCTTCTTCGTTATTCTTTACAGTATTAATAGCACCCTGTCTTTCTCTCAGATACATATCAACCTTACCTACGTTGGCAGCCATAATATTCTTCTCATCAAGCTCCCTAGTTGAAGTTAGGTTTTCCGGTCTGCTTTCTGTTGCTGTCGGGTCATAGGTTAATAAGCTATCCAAGCCTGCAGCTTCCATGAGTAACACCCTGTCTCGCGGATCAAGTCCGGAAGTTACCTCAACCATCTTCTCCGCAAGAACGTTAGCTGCAGGTTTAGTGGATAAGAATTCCATAGGCATTGCACTCATCAGGTGACTGTTCCCGGATTTTCCTAGCTTAGTTTCCATCCTAACAAGCATAGCCGCCTGAGCCGTAGGATCTTGTAGCTGGTTAGCCATAGCCCCAGCCTCCATGATGGAAGCGTTAGCCATTTTCTCGGACTGACCTCCCCTCATTAACTCTACCTGCATACCAAAGGTTTCTTCACCGGACAGACCAGCGTTCATGCCTAGCCTCTTCAGATCCATACCAGCTGATATACCTTTGCCTTCCAGCTTGATGAAGTCATCCATTGCATCAGAAAGTACGTTTAGCATCTTAGATGAACCGTCCAAGTTAGCCTTGAACTCCTCGAATGCACTAGCGCTGTCACGGACTGCAATAGTCCTAGCTCGCTCCTCTTGCAAGGCTTGCTTGTGCAGGGAGTCCATCTCCTTCTGAACAGACAGAGACTCCTTGTCTGCTGCGGCTTGTTGCTTATCGAACTCTGCGTTCATCCTGCCAGCCTGTTCTTCCTTAGCTACCATAGGTGCGTGGTGCTTCTTCAGATCTCTCTGACGTTGCTCCTCTATCGCTCCTGTGTGTGCTCGGTCAACTGACTTGACTTTGTCACTTGCGTTGGCCTTATCCCACAAAGCCTGCTGAGTAGCTGCTGTTGCTCTACCCAAGACAGTGTCATCCACGGGAGCAGCTTCGCCACCCTCGCTATCGAAAGCTACTACCGCTTCGTCTACTGCGTCTACGGGTTCTTCGTACCTAGCTTCCTCACCTGCCTTTCCTTTAGCCTCGACTGTCTCGGGGCTTCTCTTGCTTCCTGTTCCTGTGCTTATGAGTTTTCTCACAGTTTGTAACCCCGTTACGTCCTGTACTTCATTGGCTACACTCTGGGCAATCTCAGCCGCGTCCAGCAATCTCTGCTGGTGCTCTGGGTCTGCTTGTATAGTGTGCTGGAAGTACTCTCCGGTTTGTGTGTCTAATACAGCGAGAGTGTTATACTCCTCGCCCCCAACTAACATTTGCATTTGCATCTGGTCAGTGTAAGTCTTAACAGCTTTCTTGGCTCCCTTTGATCCTAGGAACTTGAATTCCACTAAGCCCATACTCTTACCGTCTGCATCGAATAGTCTGCCATCTGGTGAGGCTCCTATCCCGGGCATGTCATCTCGTGTTTCGAAGATGCCCTCTTCATACTGCATACCTTCAAAGCCTTCCTGCTGTTTCATGTAGGACATGAATGCAGCTTGGACCTTACGCTCACCATCAGTTCCCTGACGTGTGTAAGCATTACCTTTGAAGTCATTTTCTTTACTGTGGTAGCCTAGGGCACCAGTAGGATCTAACCTGTCCTCTGCCATGTACTGTCCCATGAGTGAGGGATTCTTCAGTAGGTTGGCTGCTCGGGATGCGGTTAGGTTACCCCTCCTTAGTGCGTGCCACTCGTCAGAGCGCTGCTCTGGAGCTGACAGGAGTTCCTGCTGGTATCTCTCGTGGTCGGATCTGTAAGGACCCATGTAGCCATTGGCTGCTACGTCCAGTGCAGGGTCTTTGTCCATGTCCAAGGACAGGCCAGTGGTGAAGCTACCAGCTATCTCTGCAGCTGTCTCCTCGTCCACGCCTTCCCCTACTAGCTTTACGAACTCGCTAGTCTCAGAAGACTCCCCCCTTTTGTCTCCGTACATACCACCAGCAGAAGTACCCTGCTGTCCTCGGTGTACTGTGTAACCTTCCTTCAGGTTGTATACCACCTTGTCACCGGACTTGGCAACGTCAAAGATATCATTAGATTCCTTCACTACGTTCCCGTCTGGATCTGTGTATACATCTGGGAACTTCATGTTGTTGGGACCATGCGCGTCAATGGTATCCCTGTTCAGTCCATAAACAAACGCTTGGTTCATTGCGTCCTGACCAGCTGTGGCTATAGTTGAACCACTGCCCCAGCGTGAGTCACCGTCACTCTCGTTAGACATGTGAGGGTGCATCTTGCGTAGGTACGTGGCTGCTTCCTTGGCCTCCAGTGTGTGGATGTCCATCTTGAATTGTCGATCTGCCTTAGCCCTATCCATTGCGGATTGGTCTGGGAAGTTCTCCTGCATCATCTTCTGCTCGTCTGTGGGATTGCGGTACTCCCCAGTCTTGCCGTCTATGTCCCTTGTGATAGGGAATAGTGTCTGTGCCCTGCTGGGCCTGTACTCCCACAGGGCATCGCCTGTGACGTTCTCTAAGTTGCCACCCGGCTGGATGGCTTGCTCGAACCCTACAGTGTCGTAGGCTGTGGTAGTACCACGCCAGTAACTGCTGGTGGGTATGAGGCCTGTGATAACATCCCCTCCCCGGTCGTCTGGATTGGGCAGTGTCAGTTCATTGGGTAGAGGTACTAGGCTCTTGGAGTCTACTCCACCCACGTTCATGTAGCGATGAGTCAAGGCTGCTACCACGGACTCATGACGAGCCTGCTGTACAGACGCTGTTCCGTTCTTGGTGTTCTCGGGTATATACATAGCAGCGTGCTTGTTTATGATGCCATATATACGTGCCTCTTCGTCTTGTTCTACAGCTGGGGCCAGTGTTCCGCCCACAACTCCCCTATCTTGATAAGCCTCCATCCCTGTCAACTGTCCCAGTGCCAAAGCTACTGTCTTACTGTCAGGTACATACGGGGAACTGTGCATCCCACCTGTATCTATCTGCTGTGTGTCCTTAGGGAGCAGCTGTGACTCTTTGCTGAAGTCACCAGTGTAGCTAGTGCTGCTTCCGTGGGCTGGCTCATACGAGCTTCTAGAGGCCTTGTCGAAGGTGATGACGTCCCCGGCTAATTGCTCAGGGCGTATATTACCACCCACTAGCTGTGCAGGATCTGATCCCAGTACGGAACCAGCTAACGCTACGGCTGCGTCAACGTCTACCTGATCCCTTCTGGATCGGCTGTTGTCTAGATCACCGGATACAGCTAAGCCTAGTGTGTGGCGTACCTGTGGACTCTGGTGACTGAACTGCTCAGTGTGTACAGATACCTTACTAGCCATGCCTGCATCCATGTTGGATAACATGTGGCTATTGTCGTTACCTACGTCACGCTTCTCTGCAGCCCGTACCTGAGACTTGAGCTTCTTAACTTCAGCTATGTTAGCTGCTAGCTGGGCTGGTGATCCGCCCCGCTTGGTCCGAGCTACGGCTCCCTCTAGCAATGCGCTAAGGGTCCCTAGTTCGTCGTCTACCATGTTACCAGACTTCTCGACTCCGGACTCGCCCTCGGCAGGCATCTGTCCGTACTCAGGTAGATCGCTATCAGAAGTGTCTAAGTCCTCCATAGACTTCAGGAACTGTGCAGCTGGATCGCTTACATCATCGTAGTTGAATGAGCCGTACTCGCCCATGCCTACGCCTTGTTGGGTAGTATCGTCATCCCCGTCAAAGGAGGAATCATCACTGCCATAGTCATCGTCATCGTAGTCCATAATTCCTCCTAGTTATTTATAAGGGTGAGCTTACAACTCTCCCGTGGTTTTGTATCTCTGCTATCTGGTGCATCATCTCTAAGTCTGCTAGAGTGTACGTACCGTCCTTCAGTTGGTGTAGCTGACACATCGGCGGGTTCATAAGCAAAGGCTTAATAAGATACCCGTTGAGTTCTGGATAGATCTCGTTGTAGTCTACGGGCATCAGTGTCTCTTCCCCATTGTTTATTTGCTGGGGGAGAGTTCCTTTGCTAAACCGGATGCGAAAAAATCAGCGTACTGTGCTGCAATTACATGTGTGAATATCTCTGCGACAGACTTGAGGTCATCCTCAAAGTACTCGTCGAGCTGTGCTGGGAGTAACTTGTCTCCACTAATACGCACCTGACAAACAAAATGCTTTATCAAAGAAGCCGCTTTTTGCGGTTCTTTAGTGTCCATCAATGCTACGATTACTGCAGTCGTGTTTATCTCCGACATTGCAATAACGTTATGTGTTCCTAGAATCTGTCCTGCCTTAGCCAAGTTCTCTAAAGCTACGTCAACAGGCCAGCTGGGGATATAGATCTCCCGCATGTCTTTAAGTGTGGCTGTGTAGGCCATAGGTCTTCTCCTTAATAAAACGAAAAAAGCCGCACCCTGTTACAGGTACGGCCATTTACATACCAGTTAAGCTTCTTCGCCCAACTGATCCAAGTCAGCGCCCGTGTTACGGTCGAAGACTACTTTCTCAAATGATACAACCCAAGTTACGATGTTCATGGTTTGTCCACGGCTCATAGCTGGCATAGCCAGTACAACTCCGTTAGTCATGTCACAAACGTCCTTGCCCATATTATCCACAAGCTTAGCTTGAATAGGAGTAATAAGTTTTCCGTCAGCGTCTGCTTGCTCTTGGAAATAGTTGGCAAAGTCTTGCATGTACTTGTTCTCAGGTGCGTTCATAAGCACGCTGAAAGTCATGTCACCAGCACGGATACGCTGCATGGAAACAACCATGTCGCCGTATGCGCCGAACTGTGTAGTGGCGATAGGTGCACGCCGAGCTATGTTGATGAGGTTCTCACCTGCAGCATAGCCAGTAACCTTAAACTCGTTACGGTTCTGGTTACCTTCGTAGGGCATCTTAATGATGAGGTCTACGTTAGCAAAGCTATATTGATACATAATGTATATCCTTATTAAGTGGCCCGTAGGCCACGTTGATTACTCAGAGAAAGATCCAGAAACTTGGACTTCGTGCAGTGCGCCAGCACCACTCATAACGAAGGACAGGCCTGCGTACAAACGGTTGCTAACATCACCAGCAGGAGTATCGCCAAGTGAAACTGAAGTTACCTTGTAACCCTTAGGAAGGAAAGTACCATCAGGCAAGAATCCTGGAGCAGCCAATCCGTTACGGACAGCAGCTTCTAAAGAACGCTCAAGAGTAGCGACACAAGTGTTTATGCCAGTCTGAGTGTAAGGGATCTTGGTGTTGGTTGTGTAGAGTAAGTTGAACATGTCAGCTTCACAACGAGCTTCAAGCCACATCAGACCATGAGTAGTGTCGAGCCAGCTACCAGAAGCCATACGGCTATCAGTGTAAGCGTTAGTGCTCTTGCCAATCAGGACTACTGCAGAAGCGTACTTAGAACGAAGAACAGCGAACTCATTAGGAGTAAGGTCTTCGGCTGAGACACCCGGCATTTGCTTGAGGTTCAAAGTGATAGTAGATCCAACAGCAGCAAAGTTTACTGACGCAGCACGGCCAAATACAGAAGCACTTGGGTACTGTGAAACATTCTTGCTGAAAGTTGTCAGGCTGAAACGCAGTGTAGCTGCTTTCAATACAGAAGCAACGTCGCCGTCGTTTACAGAGGACAAAGTAGAAAGATCGTTAGAAGTGTTCATGAAGATAACTTTAGCGGCTTCACACCACTGAGCTATCTCAAGTGTAGTGGCTCCGTCAGCTATGCCAACATTGTCACGGTAATCCTTGTGAGTAACCAGAGCAGTGAACTCAGCTCCAGAAGTCTGGACAGCAGCTAAGCCATCGACAGGAGTCTCAGCAGCGATGCCATTAGAAACTTTGGCTTGAAAGACTTCAAGTCCAAGTGCTTCAGCAGATACGCCAGTTGCAGCAGTGATTGTGCTGAGGGTACCAGTTGTACCAGACTGAACTACAAAGCCGTAGCCGTGAGATACAGTAGCGCCAGAAGCTCCGGCGGCAACAATCTCAGTCTCAAGTATAAGGGCAACGTCTTCCATGCTGGTTGCAGCTGACAGGTCGAGAAGGGTAACGTCAACGTCAGCTCCGTCTATCTTTAAGCTGAACGAGCCAGAAGTAATGAGCTGGAGCTGCTGTAAAGTATCAGTGCCGCCGCCAACTAGCGAAGCTTTCTGATCAGTGATGAAAGTCATCAGGACAACAAAGTCCTTAGGGGTAGGAGTCTGGCCGTAGAAAGCCATAGCTGCCTTGTAGACTTCAGAGCTAGCTGCCCAGTCGCCTGCAACAGATGCTAGGCTTGTATAAGAACGTGAACGCTCTGCAGCACTGACGGGTACGTTAGCTGAGTCGGTTTCATTGGTTAAGAAACCAAGAATACCAAAGTCACCAGCTGTTACGCCTACAGGAGATACAGAGATACTTACGTCAGCGAATTCAGTGATTTCAATCGCCATGTTAAATTTCCTTGTGATTAGATGTTAATGTTAAATTGAAGAAGATAAGAGTCTATTGTGGTTGTAACAAACTCACCTGTAATATCCAGTGAGTTAATGTTATTCACAGTCTCTTCAAAGTACCTTGTGGTATAGAGATCTACTGAGAAACCTTGGCGGTATTCCCATTCCTTCTCCAATTTTGCATCTTCATTCGAGAGAGGTGTACATCGGATGAAGCCGTAACCTGATGATAACATGATTGTCTTCATTGCTTCTGAAGTCCAACCGTGCATTATTCGAGTGGCGGCTGTGCCATCCGTATCAACTACTCCAATTCTGAAACGGAGCTTAGCTGGGCTAACAGTGAGGAACACTGTCTCCAGATCAGTCTGTGACTTTATTCTTTGGTTGGGTATGCCAACCTGATACTCTTCGATCAAACGGATGTGAGCGAACTCTTCCGTAGGTCTTGGAGCAAAGTTCTGTCTAGCTGGGTAGCTGAACTGAGGAGTACCAACCATAGTGTCAACCATAGTCTGAACTACTTGGACGTCTTGTCTCATGGTCCTGTCTCCTCGTCTGACTTCTCAAGAATGAATGACGAGAATCCGAAGATCTGTTCGTCTGATTCCTGCAGCACATTGTAGTAGGCACCCCGGAAAGTTATTTTGTTTCCAACGTCTACTTTATACCTGTCACTTACGTACAGGTTGCGATAATTACTATAGCGTGCTCCACCGTCCATTGAGTGCAAGGATATGCCCTCATCGAACTGTGAGAATTTGTTCCCGGCGACTATAACGCCGTGGATAGTAGTGGACTCTGCGCCCCCTTTGATAAAGTTATTGCTTGAATCGTAAGAGCCTTCAGCGATAACTGTTAGTGTCATTGGTGCCTGCATCCTGAAATTGAATGCACGCCTTAGATTCATGGTCATAAGAACTACCTCCCGTATACACCTGCGAAAACTATACGCTGGTAGGAGAAGTATCTTTTCCCGTATGAAGTACTGTGCAGGTCGGTGGCTGTGGGTGTTGTTCCATTTACAGCTTGCTCGACTACTACATCATCTACTTCCTGTTTCTTAACTGGTCCTAATACGTTGCCGTCCCCATTGGCCTGAAACTCACCTACATATAGAAGGTGTGCGGCGTGGTACTCATGTGCAACTGTGTAGTAACCCAACCACTTCTCTTCGGAGGTCATCAGTAGTGCAGCGTCATCTAAGAACATCTGTACTCGGGCGTCTGGCACACTTGCGAACTCAGGGAATCTGGTTCGGAACTCTAGTACAGTAGCCATAGCCACTCCTCATAAGTTGGTTGGAAGGATGCGGGGCCGTAGCCCCTGCATTTACTTTTTCTTCTTTGGTAATTTCGCAGAGAGGTCTACGCCCAGCTTCATTGCTAGGTCTTGGACCGCTGCTTTCTCTAAGGCTGAGTCAAGGGTAACGCCAGCTTGATCTTTGATCAAAGCTACCATGTCCTCAACAGAGACGGGAGAAACTGCGTGCTCAACCATCACTAGTGAACCGTTTGACAGCGAGGCTGCGATAGAAGGTGAGTTAGCAAAGCTGCTGTTCCACATACTATCTTCAAGCTCAAGTGTTGACCCGGCTGGGATGGTTAAATAATTCGGAGTGTTGCTCGGTGCGCTAGGCATTTTGTGGAAAGAACAATTCCGTTCTACAGTACTCTTAATCTTCATTACTAGATTCCTTATATAACTTCTGCATCTAGACGTTCTCGTCCGTGCGTATTCCATAGAGTCACCCCCATCTCAGGGGGCTTCTCTTAGACGGATTAACAGTTGATGAAGTGCTGAACAGCGTCAGGACGAATCAACTCAAGACCAGCAAAACGACCGTAGCAGTTTACTTCAAACTCAAGGCCTTTGTACTGGACGGGCAGGTGAACGTAAGGGAACGGCTCGCGTATACGCATGTTGTCAACAGACTCAGCAATTACAGAGAAGCCTTCTACTGAGGAACCAGTGGCGTCAAAAGATCCGCCAGTAGTTGCAGGGTAGATACCAGCAAGTTCGTTAATGTCCATGATCTGGTCCTTAGAAGTAATGAACATGTTGTTCATCAGGAACCAATCCAGAATTGAAACGTCACTGTGGATAGAACGAGGAGTGTTCATAAGGAACATCTTCTTTTCTACAGACATGATGATCTTAGAAGCTCGGAAGATCTTCTTAGTATCAACGTACATCTTAGCAACAGCAGCAGTCAGGTCAGCAATAACTTCATCAGGAGTCTTATCGACGCCCCAAACAGTTGAGCTAGAACCGCCAGCAGCAGGAGCTATGTCATTTACAGCGATAGTAGACCAAGGAGCGCCAACTGGCCCACCGAAAAGTCCACCAAGGTTAGATTGCTCATCACCAAACCATACCAACTGGTTTACTTTCTCTTCGTATGAACGACGAGTTGCGTCGACTTTACGCTGCTCTAAAGGCAGACCAGTCAAACGGCTAGCAGCCAGTTCCTGACGTGAGTAGCCATAGGCATTACCCAAAGTACGGACAGAGATGGTGTATTCTTTACCGTCGATGTCGCCACGTGGCAGGTCAGTTGCTTTACCAGCAATGACTGCAGTCTCGCCGCGCTTATCGTAAGAACGGTAAGTGATTGAGTTAATCCCTTCTCCGCCTTCGGTGTTCAAAGCAAATACTTCACGAGCCATAAGGTCCGGGTACAGTACGTCATAGCTTTGAGCTTGGATGTATTCGAGCTGACGTTGGAAGAAAATTCCAGCATCATCTCCGACGAGAACGCCCTGTGCTACAAGAGCTTCGACAGCGTCAGTCATGACAACTTCTTCAGTCTCGCCAGTAGGCATACGAGTAGCTTCGTCTAAGATTGCAATGTTTACAGTCTTCATTATTTAGATTCCTTGTGAGTGTTTGGCTTATGCAACGATGTCGATACGTGCGCGAACGATGTCGCCAGCAATACCAGTCTGCTCAGCAGTAACGTTAGATGTAGGAGTAGCTTCAGTGCCGCCGAAAGTTCCGGTAGCAGAAACAGCAAGCATAGCGCCAGCAGTTACAGCAGAAGCCAGCTCAACGTAGACGTAGCCCTGACGCAAGACAGAGACGCTTTCGCTCTTCTTGAATACAGTAGTGCCGTCTGAAGGCTTGTTCTTAGCTTCCAGAGCCAGCTCACGTCGGACGATTCCGAATACGTTAGCAGCTGCAGAAACAACGATGTCACGAGGCTCAGTACCGCGCTCGCAAGCAACACCGATAGCCAGAGTAGCATCTTCACAGATACCAGTTTGGCTGACGTTAGGTCCAGAATCTACGAGGTCGCCAGCGTATCCACGGGCGGTGTAGATGTTAAAGTCTTGAATAGGCATATTAAATGTCCTTGAGGTTAAATTATAAAGTGCTATTTACGAGCGATATGTCGCTCAGTCGCACGCGCTCGGGCGTCTGCTACTTTAGTTGAAGGCTGTGCTACTTTGTGTACGGCAACAGCATTATCTGAAAGTAAACGGCCCATTGGGGTCTCGCCTATCTCAGCATCCTCAGAAAGGATGTCGAAACGAGCGCATACATAAGCCTCACTTTTACCGTCAAGGGTAAGGTTTGGCATCAGTTTAGCTACTACTTCTAACTTGATTTCCTGAACACTCTTTGCAGAGAACTCGTTCATGTCGGTTAGGTCTTTAGCTATCAGGATAGTTTCGACTCTCTCGTTTATAGAGTTCTCCAACTGGTCCTGCAGTGCAGCTACTTTGGCGTTGGCTTCGGAAAGCTCATCAGTCAATGCAACCATAGAAGTCTTTACTGTCTCCAGCTCGTCTTCCAAATTTATCTCAGCGGCTACTTCGTCAGCTACTTCAACAGCAACTTCTTCAGCAACAACTTCTTTCACTTCTTCGTCTAGGAGAATAGGCTCCGCAACTTCGTCTTCAGTCTCAACAGCTGCACTTGCAACTTCAACTTCAACATCGGCCACCGCGTCTTCCACTGCAGCTTCAACTCCAGCTTCAGCAGAGACAGTCTCACTAACAACTGTGTCTTCAACAGCGACAACTTCGTTAGAAGCTTGGTCGTCTGAAAGGACAACCTCTTCTTCAGTTTTGATAACATCCATAGTATCCTCATCAGCAATACTGCACATAGCACCTGCTCTACCTCTTTCGACGATAGCAATGTGGTTTGCACGTATGTTGCGCTGGTATATGATTGGTTCCCCGTCAGCTCCGTCCATAACTTCTAAGTCACAGGTGTAGCCAGCAGAAAGTTCCTTGGTGCCATCTTCTATTAGGTCGATAGCGTCTTGTCGAGCAATCACCAATGTCCCGGTGAGGGTGTCTTCGTCCCGAACAGGCATACCTTCCAGTACTCCGACCTGCAGCTTAGCTGCGTTCTTGGCGGTTACTGCTTGGGGTAAGCCCTGCTCGGTCTTAGGGTGTCCTATAGTTACAGGGACAGACCGAAATGAAGACAGGGAAGCTGAATCAAAAACATCAGCCTCATCTCTCATGACGGTTACTACTTTATCAGAAGCGGTATCAGTCAGACCGAGTTGGCCTGCCGTATAGTTCTGAGCACCAGTCCGTGCGAATGCACATGGCACAATCATCTGACCGGAGTCAGTTAGGTGACGGGCCGAAGGTACTTGTATACGGTCAGTCAATGATACGCTAGCGAGTATAGCCATCACTTAGCTCCTGTTATTGTTGGTGCAGGGTTGGGGTCTTCACCTACGGTCGCGTCATCAGACACCATTCCGTGGAGTTTAGCCTCAGTAAGCGCCGACTCACGAGAAATTATCCCGGAGTCTGCGAATGTGGCTAGCCATCCTGCTTGTGTATTTAACCTGTCCTGCTTCTGTGAAGCCGACTCAGGGAATATGCAAGTCCACTCATACTCAAACGGAGCAATGCCAGCATCAGCTGCGAGCAGTGCGTCCACACGAACAAGGCGTGGGTCGAATATATCTTTCTGCAATCCCATCAACATCTCTACATAGTTAATCAAGTCTGATTCACCTGTAGCGTTCATGCCGTCCGGGGATGCGGATAGAAATCTTGTAGCGGGTATACCAACAGAGGCCGAAACCATCCGCAGGTATTCCCAAATCAGGTCCTTCACTCCGGACAGCTGTATGCTTTTACTTTCGTATTGCTCAGTGCTGTCTAGTATGGAGACTCCGAAGACTGACTTGATATCTTTCCATGAGCTAAAGCGGTCTAGCATTGCTGCTGTACCTTGGTCGCTCTGGAGGATCTGTGACAGACCTTCCACGGTAATGATGTCAGTGTTAGCTTCCTGTACCATCTGCGCGGCTGCGCTTGAGGTTGTGTGGAAGTTATCTATTTGGTTCATCAGTGGGATCAGGACAGAGTCCGAATACCAAAGGTTACGTTGTCGCTCGTACACGGGAAGCTCAGTTCCCTCGAACCGAACTATGCGGTCCTTGTGTATGCGTACAGGTGAGTTAACGAACTGGTAGTGAGTTGGCATACCGAACGTGGGAGACAAAGGCTCCTGATCAATAACACCAATAACTGTTACTCGTGTACGGTCTACTACGTTAAAAGAACGTATGCAGCCGGGCTTGAGCTTCTTCCAGTTGATAGGCTTGTCTACGTTGCGGCCATCTGCTATGTCCATTATGACAAAGCTGGTGCCGTACAGTCTAGCCCATTTGTATGCCTCACGGAATACTTGTGCCACGTTCCAATGCTTGTCGGCTTCTACAGCCTCAGGCGTTGAACAGTCGCGCCACTCTCTAGTCATATCCTGCGGTACTATCTTGCAGACCTTCTGACTTACCCAGTCCTCTCTGTATCGAGCTGACAGGTTGATGTGGTTTACGTTGCGGTTGCTGTGCAGCCACTCGTTAGACATGCCCTTATCTTTCTGCGTGCCAAGTCCAGTGGCTAAGTTGATTAGGCCATCTGAAACTGTAGCAGATTTTACGGTGGAGTCTGTAATGACTATACCACTTTGCTCATCAGCCATAAGGCCTCCTTAGTTTTTCTTTGAGGTCCATCCATTGGGCTTACTAATGTAAGACCCTTCTTCAGTGGTTATCTCAAGTGTTATTCCTGTGGTGTCCAGTAGCCTTACTTCTGCTACTGCGACGCCATTCTTATCCAATATCTTAAACGAAGCATTCTCTTCAGAGCGTCCGTCCAGACGGGTTTTGAGACCCATGATAGACTCCTTAGGACCAATCCGCATAAGACATGCGCTCATTGGCAAAGGCTACAGCAACTGCATCTGATACGTTATCAGCAAAGTCGTCGTGTCCTGTGTTGTTACCTAGGTCTGACTGACCCAGAAGCTCGCGTCTTAGATATTGGAATAGCTCATGTTGTTTAGGGAGAAGGATTCTGCCTTCCTTAAAGTATGGTATGGCGTTCATAAAACGACTAAACTTATCGTTGTTAGATGTACCATCTCGTGGGACTGGTCTTACCAATACAGTCCCGTCCTTGAGAAACTGTTGGTTAAGGAATAGCCCACTGGACTTGTCCTCAATATAAAACCCACGCGGCTTAAGCGTAGGATTGTGTATGTCGTATACGTTGTGCAGTCTCCAGAAAGCTCTCATGGCTTCTATCAACTCTGGCACCTCCCACTTATCAACTATCACATCGAGCACCAGTAGCTTGTTGTTTCTGGTTACTCCCCACAGAACCGCACAAGTCGGGTCTGAGTATGTCTGTGTTGTAGCGGCGGTGTCGGCTGTCATGAAGGTGTACGCTATGCTGTAGTCCTTACGGTCCACGTAGGAGCCTATGTCCTCGTCTGATAGCGCGGAGTTACCCTTGCCAATTGGCTCGCCCATGTACTGGGAGTAGAAAGTGTAGGGGTCTTTTTCCTTCAGGCCCTTAAGGGTCTTGACTGTCTTACGTACTGACCAGAACGACGAGTCTCCTTCTTCATCGTACTCTGAAGGGTCCCGGCCTAGGTCATATAGGATAGGCTTAACGTGCGTGTAGCCGTACCTATCTATTAGTTCTTTGTACCACTCAGCAGATCCGGTCTCCTTTCTTATGAGTCCCGGTATGTTGAGCCAGTCATACGTATCGCTGGAGCCACCTGTCATAAGGTAGCCGCATAGATCGTCTGAGTGTAGCCTCTGCATAATGATAGCCAGCGGCGTGGTCTCTGTAGCCAAGCGGCTTAAGAGTGTGTTACTGAAACGGTTGTTGATCTTGTTCCTCTCTGTGGGGGAACCAGCATCGTCCGGTTTGATTACATCATCAATGCACATCATACCAGCAAAGCCTTCCACCAGAGCGCCACATCCTTTACCAGTCATCTTACCTGAAGTAGGGATGGCGTGTATAACACCTGCGCTCATGGTGCCGAGTCGCTCGATAGACTTCTTGTTCATGTCAATTTCTACATCTGGGAAAACTCGGCGGAAGTCTGGATCGGACATGATGGT